TTTAGCACCAACTCCATCACCATTAACAACAAGATCTGGGGAGGATGAATAGTATAATCCACTATTTTGAACTTCAACTTTAACAATTTTCCCATCAGATATAATTGGTTTAAGTTGTGCAGATTGACCATTTCTTATAGTTACTACTGGTCTTCTGTGGAAATTTAAAATCTTTGATCCATAATCTGTTCCAGATTCATATAGATATGCATCTACGATTTCACCCTTAAAAATTGGTGTCGCTGTTATCGTTCCGATTGAACCAGAATACTCAACTTCAAGATTTAATGTTATTGGTGGGTATTCAAATATGTGCTGCCCAGAACCAGAAGAAGATAATTTAACGTATTTGCCTCTATTAAATTCTGACTTGGAAGGAGTTGCTGTTTTAATACCAGCGTTTGCAAGTCTAAATTTAGAATCATCAATTTTTAAAACATAGTATTGATTGTCTGTTGATAGTCCAGATACATTCTCTGACGATACAAATCCAAATCCAGTTTCGTTTCTATAGTTGATCAAATCACCTGTACTGAAACCATGATTTGTGAAATTTATAGTATTAGTAAATGTAGATATACCAGATGGTTTAACTCTTAAAGATCTGTTTTCATACCCAGATCCACCATTTACAACTTGAATATAATTCAGAACATTTTTTCCATTCAAAAGTCTAAACTTATGAACACCACCAGTATTTGCCGTTGTAAAACCAATAGTGTTAATTCCTGCATTAAAATCAGATATTGTATTATATAATTTTATGGTGCTAGTATTAACAATCTCAGGATAGTAAACAGAACCATTAGTCAAATAAAGACCCTGATCTGTATTAGATCCATCATAAGTACCAATTCCTAATGGTTGATTTCCATTTCTATTATAGACAATTGGTGTGCCATCTTGAAGATTGTGGAAAGATAGAAATGATATAACATCATCGGAAATGTTTACTCCGCCACCAAAAGTTGTTGTCTGTGCATTAAAACTAATTTCCCTAAACCTTTCTTCAACAAATGGTTCCAAAACTGCACCAGAACCATTTCCTCCCGTTATGGTTGCAGAAACAACTCTCTCAACGTCTACTTCATTAGGATCAACGATAACTTCCTTTAAATTTCCTCTGACTACTAAGTCAACTAAAGCAGTGGTCCCAAGACCAACCGTTGGATTTGAAATAACAACATTTGGTGGACTTAAAACATCATAGTCGGTTCCAGAATTTACTATTGTAACTTTTTCAAGTGGACCATAATAAATTTTATCATTTGACTTATAGTTTATAATTTCAACACCATTGATTAAGATTCCCGTCGCACCAGGTTTAGTTTCTTCAGCAGTTCCTGATTGAATATTTTGAACCAGTGGAATTTTTCTAAGAATCTTCTTAGGTGCTAATTTTTTATCTCCCTTTTGCTCCTCTAGAGTGAAGATATGATCAGATACCGTAGATAGAATATCAAATTCTACATAATTGTCACTTCCAATAAATGATCTTGCATTGTAGAGTCTGATTTTATTTTTAATATCTCCTGGATTGGATGGTTCTAAAACCTCAACATAGTAAGTTTGATTGAATATTAGTCCACTTATTTCGCTACCTGTTCCAGTATAAACTACAGCATCTCCAGTTATAAATGGAACTGCGGTCGAGAATGATAAAATTGTATATTTTGTTATTCCATTATCATTTAATCTAGTTCCAGAAAATATATTATTTAAATTTGAAGATGCTGTAATTGATAGAGTCTTTGAAACAATATCTTTAGTGATATTATAATCTGGTAAAGAGTTGGAAGCTACATGAATATATTCGGAATTTTCATCATAAGTATTCTGAACATTGGAAGTAATCTTTGGATATTTTAAGTCAACTAAACCAGAAGATGCATTTTTTACATTTCTTCTTATACTAATTTTTCTTGTTGAACTAACACCAGTAATGTTTTTGTTTAGAGTAACTGATTTGTTGGTAATAGCAGTTACGATAGCATCTTCAATAATAATATTTTCGGAATTTCTATCTAATACATTAACAGAATCGCCAAGTTTTAAACTTGAAGAATCTGGTGTTTCAAACAAAGTTACAATATTGTTTGAGAAAGAATCAACTTCATACCTTGAGGATGTGTTGTAAATCCAAGAATTGAAGATAAGTTCTTTAAAAGTCTTATCATTTGGATTTTCTATTTTTTTACCAATATGCTTTACCGAAATAATATCGCCAACTGATCTAAAATAGATATCATTTTGATTATCTAATTCTGATAATACACCAGTGATTCTAAGTTCTACTCTCTTAGTTGTATCTCCATTTTCATATCCATAGATAATATTATCAGATCTAATATCAGATCCTGGTGAAATTGTTGCAGTTATACCACTACATCCGAAAAATTGGTTGATAGACTTATCTGTGTAAGTTACAGTATCTGAACCAATCTGCAAAGATCCAGATGAATTGAATCCAATAGTAGAATCGACAGTGATTACAGTGTCTGTAGTGAGAACTTTTTCTACTACTTTGGTTTTTGGTGTGATCTCAAAATTGCCTTCAATGAGACTTCTCTCATCAAATCCAGCAAATAGTTGAATCTTATATAAAGTTCTATTATTTCTTGTTATAATCTCAACTTCAGATACGGGTGCAGATGCAGTATCATCAATACTTTTGATTACCTGTCCTACTAAGTTATTGGGATTACTTCCAGATATTAACTCAGTTACTAATACCTCTCTTCTAATAAATTCTGCATCAGAAGATCTAACTAAGAAATCTTTTAAATTTAAAATTTTTGGATCTAGACCATATAAAACATTATATAATATTCTAAAAGACTCGGAAGTTCCTTTTGCTTGGTAAAAAGTTCTTACTTCCTTTAAAAAATTATTGAGATTTAAATCAGATACTAAATCTATATCCTCAAAACCAGGTGCTAAAGATTGTTTGAGTTTTCTGTAGAACTCTTTTAAAAAGAGTGCGCTCAGGTTTTCGGCAACTTTTCCTGCAGAATGAGATTCTGCATTAGATGTTGAAAACTCTAATTCTTCTGGATTTGATGAACTACGATAAGAAGTAATACCACTAAATCCTCTTACACATCCAGTGAAAGAGTTTGTAGTGATACCAGTATAAGTAATAATCTCATTATCAATTTTAACCAGTCCATACTGAGGAGGAAATCCTTTAGTATTATCTACAAAGATCTCAGTATCACTAGAACTTACATTAGATGTAACTGTGGATACTCCAGAGATTACATCTTGATTTAAATTGTTTAATTTTTTATATTGATCTAAATTTTCTGCAATATCAATTACTCCACCCTGGAATTCCTGAGAGATATAGTACTGCTTCAGAAATTCGACCGCTTTGGGTGTTTCTGTTAGAACATATTCTGGTAACTGATTTTCAATTATTTGCTGAATCTTAACTCTAGAATCAAAACCAGTCGTGACCATATTACCTCGTTAACGTTCCGTTTGAATAACTCGATGTGGAGTCAAAATTAATACCAGATATTTGTTCTCCAGAAGAGATTGTATCCTTCTTCATATTTATGGTGCTTTTGGAGACATCAAATACTAAATACAAATCCTTGAGTCCAATAACATCATTTGATTCTGGGAACGCTTGAATCTCAATTACACCATCATCTAATGAGGTTGATGTGACGTTAATGGTATTAACAATGATTTCACCTTTCACATAATCAACGGAACCTATCGACTTTTTAACAATCTGAAACTGTCCAGGAACATTGGTTGGTTTAACAATTGAAAGAATACCAATATCACTACCTGGAACGGGAACATCTGAGAAATAAACAGTATCTAACTCACCTGCAATTTGGAACCCTGTGCTCTTGATATTATATCCTTGAGGATTCTTATGGAATCTATTACCAAAACAAATTTCATATTGTGCAAAAGAATTTAATACAGCATTTAAATTTCTTCTAATTTTAACCTTAGTGATGTTTGATGTAATTGCAGTATCAACATTATCAATTACCTGAGAAACTTTACTATACTTAAATCTTCCACCAAACTTATTAAAGTCAACAGAGTTTGAATATTGTGTTAGTGTATTAATAATATTTGTTCTTAAGTTGGATATATTTTGAACTGCTGAAGAATTATAGTAGACAGTGCTATCAATCTCAACATAAAGAAGTTTGAGATCAATAATTTTTTGACTAATTCCTGCGACAGAATATTTCTTAATATCGTTTAAGATGCTAGTCTTCGCAAAATCTGATATTGATGTACCATTTTTTGGTTTAATACTAATCAAGACCGTACCAAATTGTGGAGGATCTAATTCTTCTCCGCCGACTATAGAAACGGATTCTGTATTAGGATAAATCTGTTGGATAATGGACTCATAATCCCTCGCAGTAACGGCACGGTACTGCGATGAGTAGACTCTAGGGGCAAAGTACTTAACAGAGTCAATTGACTCTATCTCAGCGCCTCCTGACGCTGCATCAACGGTCGTTACGGATACTGTTCCATCTGGATCTACAGTAACACCATTAGAGTCTATAACAGTACCAGAGAATGTGAAGACTCTTGATCCATTACCATCTTCACCATCAGTTACAATATAACTTGTTCTAACACTGACTCCATTTTCTAATTTTTTACCAAATACATCATCACCAAATAATATTTCATATTTTTCATCAGAAACTTCTTGAATTAAGAAAATTTCTGAGTTTTTATTAATTTCAAATAAGTTATCAACAACTGAATAAGATCTATTTCCAACTCTAACTCTAATCGTATTTGCATCAATTCCAGAGTTGTCTAATACAAATCTTTGGTTGAGCGAAGTATCTGCAGTAAAGGTTTTATTTAAGAAAACACCCTGATATAAAGTAATGTTTTCAAATGAAGCTACACCATTTGAAACACTTACGGTGATATCTTCAGGTACTGAGAAGATGTAAGGACTACTGTTACCATCTCCACCAATACAAACAAGTCCTGCTTTTAATGTGACTTGTGGTGATGTGGTGCTTGTTAAAATATTAAATGAAACTCTTGCTGTTGCTGCCTTTTTTGAACGGGGTACATATCCAACATTACGCGCTAATGCTACTACATTTTCTCTAAGAGTCGCAGAGTCCAAAAAGGACTCATTGACGATCATGTTTGAATTGAAGGCAGTAATATATGTGTTATACGCTAAAGTATCAATCAGTATAGAAAAATTTGATCCATCAAAATCAAAATCCGTGAATGTAGAGTTAGCACGGAGATAATCCTTGATGGATGTCTTTATCTGATCAAAATCTAAATTTGTAAATTTTGTAAAAGGCATGTTATCTTCTCGTTGCCTCTAAAATGTAGTTAAATTCTTGTCTCGGGAAGTCCTGTCCTATAATATCGAAGTAAACTGTGATATCAAAAGCATTCTCATCATATCTTGGACTAACTTCTACAGTAACATTACTAACTCGTGGCTCATAATTCACGATTGAATTATAAATTTGAGTCTCAACAGAGGATGCAGATCCATAGTCAACGAAGTCAAACAAACTTTTTGATAAGTTTGACCCTAGTGTGGAGTTAAAAAACCTCTCACCAGGCAATGTTTGAACAATATTTCGGATGGATCTTTTAATTGCATCCTCATTTTTGAGCACAAGAATATCTTTAGTCACTGGATGCATATCAAAAGACAAACTAATGTCTTTAAATTGGCGAGATACTCTTTGTACCACTGAAATTACACAAGTCTTGCTTTTATTTATGCCCCACTTACACCAAAACTAGGTTCTGTACCATAGCTCCAATCATCATAATCCTCATCATTTCTGATTTTTTGGTGCATTTCAGTCTGCTCCTTCAAATGATGCTTTTTATTTGGAACATCATCATGCATAATTTCCTGAATTACCTTTTTTTCATCAATTTTTTTCATAGAACCATAATCTGTAATCAAATCTGTGGTTCCCCACATTTGATACATGTAATCTCTGTCTCTATCGACGGGTGAATTCGACATTTTGCTCCTGTTTTGACGACAAAACAGAACTTTTTAAGGGGTTTCTATCCCTTTTCGTATTTATTTTCAACAATCAGACTCTAAGTCTTCTAAATTTTGGCGTTCTTGTGACGTTTTCCAGAAATATTCGTCCTCACGACCCATTCCAAGGCGTTCAAAACCATTTTCGACCTGATAATACTGAGTCGAAACCTTAAAATCAGGCATTTTTGGTTCAACAGGAGTCAAACTATTATCAAAAATGCGTAATCTGTTGTTTGGATACAGTGCATATTGACCATTATCCAGTTCAATGAGGTTATGTGACTTATGTTCGGCAGGATTTTCACTCGTTGCCCAGTCAACCATGTCTGGATCGCGGTGATAGTTGTCTATAGTGCA